GATCCCCGCCGCGCCACCGCCCCCGCCGCCACCGGCCGAGGTCGTATCGTAATAAGCCGCACCGCCGCCGCCACCTCCACAAAGAGTGACCAGAACCGAGGTAATACCAGCGGGCACGGTAAACGTGCCATTGGACGCGAATAGCTGCGACCCGCGATTCTGCAGCTGGCCGAGCGTGACCGCGTGGCTACTCTTGAGCGCGGGAGCCACTTGCAGTGGCGCGGTATCACACGACAGCAGCACATAGGCCCCCGCGCCGCCCCATAGCGAACTGTTCCAGCACACCGTACAGATACCGTCGACGACCACTTCACCGCCTTGCAGCGCCAAGCCCCCCAGGCCGACCAAGTTCGCCAGACCGGCGCCGTCATTGAACGTCGACGACGCGGTGTTGGTAGTCTTCGCTTTGAAGCGCAACAGCCGACCATTGACGCGGCTGGTGATGGACGGGGTAAACGCCGCCACATAGGCGTTCGCAACGCCCGTATCCAACGCGTAATTCGTAGCGCCAGCTTGACCAAGCGCGCGGATGGCCTTCAACAGCTGGGTCAAATCCGCTTCAGCCGGGACAAGCCCCGCAGCCTGAATGACATTCAGCATTTCGTCAGTGACTGAGTTGCCCCACGCCGAAGGGATCAGTGAACCCGGTGTACCTGCCAGAGGATCCTCGTCTACAAACTTGCCACCTACCAGCCCAATACTGGGCACACTTTTTGGATAATCCACGTTCCATCCCCTCAGTCGTAATTGATGTGCACAACGGTGTGCGCCGGCGCCGGCCGACGGATCAAGCATTCGATGGCGTTGCCCGGGTTTGCCCCAAAGCGTTCGCCCCAATAGCTGACGCCAAAGCGACGGCCTTGCCGCTGACGCCCCCCGGTGTTGAGCGTCCACATGAACTGCGCATGCCAGGTCCCAAAATGCGCCGCCCCAAAACGAGAACGCCCCATACGGGGCGCTCGATGTTCGGTGATAGTGGGATTCGGGTAGCCCTGGCTCACTGCGATTTCAAGGAAGTAAGCCCTGCTCTGCCCTCCCACTTCCACCAGTCTGCGCCTCACTGCCAGACGCCTGTCTTCAAACGCTGGGTTTGGCCCGAGACAGACATCGGGCAACCCCATTACAGCCTCCCAGTCCGGCACCAGTTCGCTCACGCCCGAGGGGTCCATCTCGTTAAGCAGGTCAACCGCTCGTGCATCGAGCCGGGAGAACTCCAGCGAAACGCCCGTCAGGACAAGATCAATCTCCGGCACCAACTCCGGATCCCATGCGGGGCCGGCAGGCAGGAGCCCCCGAAGCTGCTGGCGGTATTGATCGGCGGTTCTCGCTACAGCCATGTGATACCCCCAAATGTCAGCAGTTGGTTGGTGGCGGGCACGACATTGGCCACAGGCGCTATCAACTGGTGGTCGGTCTCGCCTGATGATCCGCTGATCGCCTCACGGATATGGCTTATGAGCAGAGTGTCCCCAAGCCCGGCCTCTCGCTCGTGCAGATCTATCAACTGCGCCTGAATGCCAGCACGAACCGCGCTGGTGTCTGGTACCGCATGGATGGTGTAGAGCACCGGGACTCTGTTGGGTGCGAGGACATATAGCTCAGCCGTTACCGGCCGCAGCGGCTCGATGTAGGCTTTCACTTCCGCGAGCTGCGCCGGATTAGGAACCGGATCGACATCGCCATCACGCATGATAAATAAGCCAACGGTGCCTGGCCCCAGGTAGCTACCGCGACACCAGGCACGAGTCACACCGGCAACCTCCAGTGCCCACGTCTCATAATCGGCGGAAGATCCACCGTGCGGGATAACCCGATAGGACCGCACCACTCGGGCACGCAGCGACTCAACGCTTTCCTTCGCGATACCACCCGTTACACCGGGAGCCAACACGGTAAAAGTATTGGTGACGCCGGCCACCGGCTGGACCAGGCTCAAAGTCAGACCCGGATCAGCGTTGCCCAGAGTGCCGGCGTCGACCGCCTCGATCGTGGTGGTGTTAAGTCCCGCCACCGTGGTGACGCCAGTCGTCACCTTATAGGTGCGACCATCACCAGCCTGCAGCACAACATCAATATCGAGCACAGCCCCCGCTGCGGCTGTAAAGCTGACTGGCCCTTCTGCCGGCTGGGCTGGGTTGCGCGGCTGATTCAGGCGCAACAACGCAACCCGCTCCAGCGTTTCTTCGTCCGCCCGATCGGGCAGGATTTGCTCGACGATCCAGTCGAGGTAGCCGTACAAACCAAAAGCCGTGCCACCCAAGGTTCTGGCCAGCACCTGTGCATCAGATCGGCGCAGCGAGTCAGAGGCCAAGTCACCTTGGGTACGGCCGATCAAGACAGGTAGCGAAGGCGTTTCAAACGGCATAGATCACCTGCCATGAAGAGGGTTGTTTGATTTCAAGACGTGTACCGCCGGTAATGGTCAGCGTCGGGATAAGGTTCAGTCGGTTGATATCGACTTTTTCGCTGGCGATAGCGATGTCGACAACATGACCGTCATCCAGCAACCATTGCAGGGCCTCATGTGCGTAGGCCTCGGCATCGCGCTGGGTTTGTGGTGTCAGCTTCACCCGACGCAGTAGCCACAGGCGGGAGCCGATGCGGTCATTCGTGATCGGCGGGTAGCTGTCGCCCCACCAACCAAAACGTTCATCGTCATCAACAAGATCATCTGTTTCGGCGCGGCGCCAGGTGTACAGGCTGATTGTCACGGCGCGAATAAGCGCAGCCTCAACCTCGGAAGAAATGACCATGCTCAACCTCCCGCGACAGGCGCGGCGCTCTGACCACTACCAGCCATAACGCCCCCGTGAACGTGATGAATTTGGCTGATGCCACCAGCGACCTGATCACCCTGCGAAACGATTTCCCCTGTCTGGTTGATCACCGGCGAATCAATGTTCACCGCTGTCGTGGCCTTGATGTTCAGGGTCTGCGTCTCGATGTCGATGATCCGCCCGCGCTTGAAGTGGATGTGATCACCTTCGTCGGTGTAGATGGCCACCTCGCCGGACGCCATTGCCTGAATGCGGTACCGGCGATCAGCGGCCACCAGCACCACCGCATGGGATCGATCACCACCGATGAACGCAGCCAGCACCTCGGCGCCGGGCAGTGGGTTGCTGGTGAAACCGTAAGGTTCGAAGTGTTCAGCGCCATCCTTGAGCTCACCAGCGGTGAGGCGAACCTGTAGGCCTTGGAGTTTTTTGGTGGCATTGACCAGCACCACCGTGCCGCGGGCGAGCAAGTTTTTCATATTCATTTTTTGGGCTCGTAGTCAGCGGGGATCAGGTATTCGAAGTTGTCACCCTTGCCGCCCTTCTTCACCTTCCTTTTGCCATGCGGGTCCTTCGGCTCAGGCTCAAAACTTTCAGGCGGCCCCACCTCCAACTTGGCGAGCATCCCCTGCTCGTTCAGCGTGTAGGTGATGCGCGAGATCAGCATGTCTCGGTCCATGCCAATGATGGGGTCGATCACCCTGACAATCATGTTGTGTCGCCAAAGCTGTCCATTGGATTGACGCCAGCCCTGAACCACATAAGTGACCGTCAGCGCCTTCCCCATTCGGCTGCTACGTTCCCAGTTGGCCCGCGACTGGGCCAGCTCGTTGGTCACCTGGCCGGACTCCTGAATGATCATCACCCGTTTGCGGGTGGTGCGATCGTCAGCGGCACTGGCCGAAACCTCAGCGGCATCGGGACCAAACTCATCGTCGGTGCCGCTTTTCTGGCCCAGCACCTGGTACTCAGAAAACACCCCGGAGAAGTCGAGCGGCGCATCGCCGGTCTTGACGTTCTTGCCCACCTCAATCGCATCGAAGGTGCGGCCACCACTGCCTGGGCTGGCCAGCACGGCGGCACCGCGCGCGTCGTCCGTGGAGAACACCCGGAACAATGTCAGCAACCGGTCAATGGAGGCGAACGCCGTCTCGCCCGGCTCGATGGTGTGGTCAGAAAGTTTTCCGCCTTCAGGGATCTCACTGTTCACCGTGATGCCATAGGGCGCAGCCAACGCTTTGACGATGGCCAGCACCGCCTGGTTGTTCCATTGGCCAGGCTTGTTGACTGCCGCGCAGTCCACCAGGTCCGCCGTCAATGATCGCCCGCTGATCGTCTTGGTGATTTGCTTATCGTCGTAGCTGACCGGTGTTGCAAACACCCACGCCGTCAGCACCAGGTCATTACCGATTTTCACCTGGCACTTGTCGCCCTGCCGGATCGGTACGTTTTGAACCTGCCCCGGCCACTTCCACGTCAACGACACATTGAACGATCGGGCCTGATCTTCGAGCCCCGCAGTGATTTCCACCGATTTCCAGCCGAAGTAATCCAGACCGCCAACCGTAAGGCTGACCGCATTTTGGTCATCGGACATTGGTTACCTCTGGGCGATTTTGATGGGCACCGCCGGCACAAAGCCTGGGTGCTGAATGCGGTTGCGCTGAACGACCTCCGGCGAGCGCGTTGCATCGCCGAAGCGTCTGTAGGCCAGCACCAATGCAGGCAAGGTTTCAGGCGGCGTGATGTCGACCAACTTGACCCCGGATTGCGCGACAGCCGTCAGGTGCTTTACCACCGTCTGCCGAAAATTGTTCAGCACCAGATAGTGCTCGGGATCAGCCTTCAGTGACGCTTCATGAATGGCCTCATTGAGGTTGTCACGGAGTTCGATCACGTCGTCAGCCACCGGCACGTCGGGCCGAACAATGGGCTGGAGCGCCTGTTGCTCAACGGAAGGCATGGCCTCAATTGACTCTGGCTGCGGGGCTACTGGCATCTCGCTCACGATCAGGCCGATCTGCACCAGGGTTGAATCCTGCACCAGATTTGCGGTGGCCTGTGATGCAGTGATTGCATCAGTGCCACCGATAGAGCTGACGGTGTTGATACTGCCGACCGCCGCCGTCTGCTGGCTGGCTTCGGCGACAGCCCCGCGGTAACCGCCACCATCATTGCCCGAGCTACTACCGAAGCTGCTGCCCGAGCTGGACCGACCACTTGAACTTGAGCTGAAAAAATCGAAACCTGAAAAGCTGCTGAAGTAGCTGGAGAAAAGCGAGGACAAAGAGCCAGGGGAGTTGATGAGCGATTGCGCGAAACCCGTGACATCCGTGAAGACACTCACGAACGGCGCGAACTGCTGCTGAATGACAGAGAAGACGTTCGTCAGGCTGTTGCGCATTTGTAGCAACCCGAGCCGGGCTTGATTAACTGTACCCATGGCGGTCTTGTATCGATTGAGCGAAGACGTCAGCAGGCTTTCAGACGAATTCACCACTTGCGCCTGGGTGTTGACCTTCGCCGCGGGCGTCTTAAGCGGCACGTCCGGATAGAAAGTCAGCTCAAAACTGACCATGCCACCGCCCACGAAGTCGTGGGACATATCGCACTCGCCTGCCTTGACCTGCATTTTTCCGAGCCAGGGATGCACCAGCTCGCCGCCGCCCGGCGTGTTCAGCGCCTCGATCAACTTGTCTCGACGCTCGAAACAATCATCACCGATGATCCACGCCGTCATCTTGTGCACCTGGGATTGCTTGCCCAACTGCTCAAAGAACGGTGTGTCTCGCTGCGGAAATTCATGCAGCTGTCCCTTCATACCCACCGGCACCGAAGTCTGGGGGATCAAGAAGCTGATCCCCCGGAACGAAGCCGGCAACAACTTATCACGCCACGTCACAGTCATTAGTTGGGCCTCATAACACCGATGGTTCGGGTACCGACACTGGGCTTGATGCTCAGGCCCGGTTGATTGGTTTTCGCTTGATCGACGGTGGTACCGGGAGGAGCACCGGGGATGTTGATGGTGATTTCACCATTGAGCTTTGGCGCCTGATTACCTGATGCCTGCTGAAGCAGACCGCTGGATTGGTTGGCCAGATTTGGCCGACTCAACAACTTTTCAGTGCTCGGGATGCCCGCCGCGTTTTTCATCATCCGCTGATATCGCTGCGCGCCTTCGACAGCGCCGGCCTCAACAAACGAGCCATCGCCGCCACCTGGTCCCGCGTTGCGCACGCGCTGCTCTTCGGCAAACTCATTGGCTTTATTGGTGGCGGTTTTGATGATTCCTTCACCACCCTCGCCGCCTCCGAAGTACTTCATCATCGGTTCGATGATCGGTTTCAGTTTCGCCCAGAGCTTCTGAAACCACTCAGTGATGGGCGCCCAGTTCTTGGCAATCATCCCGAGCGGCGTCCACTCAAACATGCGCCCGAGGAAATCCATTACCGGGGTGGAGACGGCGACAAGAACATCCCAAAGCGCCGAGAACAACTCAGTCAACGGCCCCCAGTTTTCCATCACCATCGGGATCGGAGTGAATGCAAAGGCCTGCTTAAACCAGCCCCACAGGACCATGGCCGGACCTTTGATCTTTTCCCAGATCGCTTCGAAGTACGGCGCAACGGTCGCCCAGTTGGCAATCAACAGGCCGGCCGCTAGCGCGATACCGCGAACGATTATCCCGATCGGCGACATTGCGGTGACGGCGCTGAGGATCTTGGTTGCCACCACGGCGCCCATCACCGCGACACGCAGAACACCAAAGGCAACGCCGGCACCCAACACCCCACGGATAACACCAGGGTGTTCACCGGCGAGCGAAGACATTTGGGAGATGGCTGGGCCGATCTGGTCCATGAAGTCATTGAACGGCGGTAGGAGACCGGAACCCACTGCGATACCCAACCGGGTTACCTTGTTGGTCAGCAGCTGCATGGAGTTGGCAGTGGTCGCGGACCGAGCCGTGTATTCCGCCTCCATCGATCCAGCAAATTTTCCTTCCTTGCCTACGGCGCCGAAGCTGGATTTCAACAGATCGAGGTTGGTCAGCAGTGGCGCGATGGCAGACACCGACTCGGTACCGAAGAGCTGCGTCAGTAACCCGGCCTGCTTCGCCGGATCGACCTTGGCGATGCGCTCCAGCACATCTTCGATCGTGCCCTGAGCATCCTTTTGCATGCTCTTCGAAACTTGCTTCACATCCAAACGCAGCGACTTGAAAGCCTCCGATTGTTGTTTGGTGGCCGCACTGCCCTTGGTCAGCGACAGCATGAAATTCTTCATGCCCGTTGCCGCTACTTCACTCGGGACACCCACGCCCGCAAGCGTGGCCCCCATCGCGGCAACCTGACCTGCTGACAGGCCGGCGATACCACCCAACGAACCGATCCGGGTCACGATGTCGGAGATCTGCGCTGCGGACGAAGGACCGATGTTGCTCAGGTAGTTGATCTTGTCAGCCAGGGTTACGACTTCGGGCTGGGTCATTTTGAAAGAGGTGCGCCACTTCGCCATCATGTCGCCGGACTGGTCGGCTGTTTGATCGAAGGCGATGCCCATCTTCACCGCGTCTTCAGCGAACTGCTTCAGCTCACCACGGGCGAAACCGGCTTGGCCGCCGGCAGCAACAATGGCCGCGATGCCGCTCGCCGCCATCGGCATTTTCTCCGACATATCAAGCACGTCCTGCCCCATCTGCTTGAACTGTTCGGGCGTGTCGAAGGTAACCACCTTCTTCACATCGGCCATGGACGTTTCGAATTCCATGGCAGCACGGGCGCCAGCAATGAACGGCGCAGCAAAGGCGCCGCCCTGCAACATGTCCTGAAAGCCGATGTTGCCAAGGCCTGAGCTGCTCATCTGTTTGCGGAAGCCCGCAACGTTCTTACGGATCCCGGTCAGTGTCGGCGACAACTTATCAACGCCGGTGATCAACGCCTTGAGCTGGAACTTGTCCGCCATCACTGCCCCTCCTGTATACCGTGAATACGCTGGCCGTGCTCAAGGCATTCGATGAGCATATCCAGTGACCTGGCCATCATTTGTTGGGGGTCAACCTTCCAATACCAGGCCAAGTCGTAGGCGACCCTGATTAAGTCGTCGACGGTTTCGACGCCGCTGTCATGAAAAAACCTGCGATCTGCCAACTCAGGTCATTCAGGTCTGCAAGGTCCAACTGGTTGACGGACGATGGTGGGATGGCGGTGCAGATCGCGATGTATTTGGCGGCCACATCCATATCGAGACTGACCTCTTCGTCTTTGCCGATTCTGTATGGAAGCGCCTTGATGGCGCGCACTTCCTGTACGGTCGGCCGACGCAGCGTCAGCTCGGTCAGAGGCTCGCCGTGGGCCTCGATGGCCACCTGAAGTTTTACTGTGCCCGTCATTGCCACACCCCTTTAATGCCGTCGAATTGCAGTTCAATGGTGCCGTCATCGCCTTTCGTCGTCGGCTCGTCGACCAGGTACGCACCCGAAAGCACGTAGACCTTGCCGTTGTTGAATTCACAGGTGACCGTCATGTCGGTGCCTTCGGTCAGCGTTTTGAGCGATAGAGCCGGATCATGAATAACGGTCATCTTCAGATAAGGCGCCAACTCCTCTTCCTTGTAGAAGCCCGGATAAACCGTCTCCCTTTTTTTATCCATCAACGGCGCTTCGGCGCCACCGGTGACGGTCAGCTGCATTCCATCCACCTTGATGTACGCCGTGCCCGCTACTTTTTTGCCCATGGGTTGTATCTCCAGAATGAAAAAGCCCGCTCGGGGCGGGCTTGGTGATCGTGGTCAGCGTTACGCGGCGGCGTCGTACTGGAGGCGGAACTGGTTGAGCAGCGCAAAAATACGCAGACCGTTGATGTAGTCCGGCGGGAACAACACGTTCACGCGGCTCGGGTCATTGCTGTCGCGCTCCACCACCAGGTGCTCGGCGAACAGGTCAGCATTTTCCACATGGCCTTCCAGTTCGAGCTTGGCGTATTGCGCGATCAACTCGCCGCGAATGGTGCTCGGCGTGACGATCGGCTGACCGGCACCGAAGCGCGTACCGTCACTGGCCAACTTGTGGCGACCGTACTTGCTGGTGATGACGCTCTGCATGCGCCGGATGATGAACGCCGACTGGTGCATGGTCTCGCTGTCCAGGTAGGAGTTGTCCGCCTGGCCGTACGCGTTTTTCTGGTAGGTGGTGATCGAGCGCTGAATGCGCACATAGCCACCTTCGTAGTAGGCCGTAGCCAGGCCGTAGGTCAGCAGCGATTGTCGCTCCGTGAGCGTGAACCGCTCGCTGGCAGGTGCCGGATCCAGCCCGGGCAGTGAGCCGCTTTGCGTTGGTCGGCTAGCATCTGCCGAGATGAACACCGAGGTGCGCGCCGCCAGTGCTGCTGCCTGTACCCAGACCGGCTGGGGCACACCTGGCTCCACCGCTTGGATCGTCATGTGCTGATCGTTACGCGCCTGACCTGCCGCCACCAGCGTACCCAAGGTGCCGCGCTTCGTCGTGTAGACGTGGCCGAACAGTTGTTTGGCCCAGCTCCAGCGACCGGTGTTGTCGTCCATCGCATCTTTCCACGCGTTCAGCGTGGTCGTATCCGACCAAGGCACGCAGATGAATTCGAAAGGCTCATCGCCCAGCGCCGCTACTGCATCGATCTGGTCAGGCGCACCGACGCCCCCCGTCATCTGGGTCGCAATAACAGTCAGGCCCGCAGGGGTCGCCTCGCCATTGGACTTGCCCAGCCGATTCAGAACCAGACCAATGTCGTTGCCGCTCTCACCCTTCCACTTACAAGTGAGCGTAACTACTCCCGCGACAGCCAAAGCGGTGACTGGCAGGTCTGGCGTCGCGTTGATCTTCACGGCCAACGCCGATGCTGCGATCGTCGGAGTAGCCGCCGACACGACGACCGACTGCACGCGAACACCACCTACGTACAGGTTCAACAACCCAGGCTCGGTCGCGGCACCGGTGATAGTGACCGTCGCTGTTGCAGCGGTACCGGTATCGTTTTGTAGCGGCAGACACCAGATCTCGCCGATCGGATCAGTCTTGCGCCAGGTTTCGTACATCGTCGCCAGCATCGAGCCTTGGCCGCCGATGTCCTTGGCCAGGCCCAAACTCGACACCAGCACCAGTTGGCCAATACTTTCGCTGGCGGCGTCACCGTTGACCTGGGCAACAATCAGTCGACGCATGGCCGACGACGCACTGTTGGCCGCCGAGTTATCCATCTCCGCATAAAACAGCGGCACCCGGACATCGGCGGGGATGTTGCTGAATCCGATAGCCATTATTGCGCTTCCTCGGGTTTCGGCGCGGTGACGCCCTTGATGGATTGGGCTTTATCAGCCTTGAGGGTTACGTCCCCATCCGCTTGGCGGCGGCGCCACCATGCGTTATCTGGGACTTCCCGGCCTTCAACAGGCAACAAGTCGCCAGCCTCCGGATCGGGCACAGAGCGGCCAGAGGCCGGCACCACAGTGATGCGTTTGGTCATGGTGTTACGTCTCCTGAGAATTTCGCTTCAATGCGCCCATCCGGGCCAGGTTGTTGCAGGTTTGGATCTGCCGGGTCGATGCAGTCCATGTCGAAGTCTGCGCCGGTGAAAGGCGGCAACCCGTCGAGCTCAAGTTCGTGCCAGGTCTCAGCGGGGTCGCTTTGCCTGCTGCGGCCAAGCTGGAACTCGGCAGTGAACAGAAACTGGTAAACCACACGTGCCCGGCTGGTATGCAGCAAGGCGCCCTTGCCGTATTCGATCGGTTCGTACTCCGGTGCCGGGCACCAGCCCACAAGCGATCGCCAGAGCTCGGCGCGCAGGTCATGCAGCAAATCGTTAGCTTCCTGCCCTCGCTCATCACCGGCGTCGAGAACTATCACCACAGCGAACTGATCAGTGATGTCTTGGATGACAGCGTTTTGCGCTTTATTGGGACCACCCGCATCCGCCGACGCAATGACGTAGGCCGCGGGCAAAGCAAGTTTTGCGCTTTCAACGACAGCATCCCAATCGATGCCGCCGCTGACTCTCCCGGCAAAGGTCGGGCATGTCGCTCGAAGGTGAGCAACGATCGGATTCAGTTTCATCAGAGTGTCCAGAAAGATCGACGATCAACCCAAGGCAGCAGAAAACGCAGAAGAGAGGATCGATTGAACTTGTGATGCCGAATCCTGCAAGGCGTCGGCCATGTAGTTATCCCGCGGTTTGATTCGCCATTCACCAGAAGCTCGCTCGGCCAACGCCGCAGCGCGAGCACCTTTTGCTCGACGGTTCGATTTACCTTTGCCCTTCCCGGGCGCCAGCTTTCCGAGGCGCTTCCCTTTTTTCACCCCGTAGTGCAGGTAGGCCGGGTAGAAATCTTCCATGGCCGTGGTTTTGGTGGGAGAGATGCGAACAAGAAAGCCGGAGCGCGACACCTTGAAACTGATCGATTCCACCGTGGCACCGGTGCGCGTTGTTGGATAGCCATCCTGTCCACCGCCAAGCGCGAGGTTCATTTGTGCTTTTTGAGTGATCAGCAGGCCAACCTTCCGCATCCCGGCGCGAATCTTCCGTTTGTCAAAGGCCTCCCGCTCGAACTTGTCGAAGCCCTCGACGTGCAGGTATCCATCAATCGAAGCCGAGTTAGACATAGATCCCTCCCCCGACCAGTTGCGGCCCCAGCTCTTCTACTTCGAGTAAGGTAAACCGACTGTTACCGTTCATGTCTGCAACCCTGCGCACCCGATAGATCGTGTCGCCATGAACAACTTCGTGGGATTCGCTCATTCCCTTCAGGTAATACAGGATCATCCGGTGGGTAATCTTCACATCGGTCTGAACACCGTTCGCATAAACGGCGGTACCGACAGGCTCTATCTTTGCCCATCGCCTTTTCTGGTCGGTGAACAGCGAGTCGAGCCCTTGGTCTGGAGCCGGTATGTCTGTCCTCAACCTCAGGGTGATACGCCGGGCCAACTCCCCAGCACTGGGTTCGCGCATCGCCATAGTCAGAACCTCGGCGGGACGGTGATCTCAGCGACCAAGTGGTCGAGGAATGCAGATGGCAGCTCTGCCAAGGTCTGCCCCACCAGAAACATTTCCGGGTGTCGGTAGATCGTCGCCGCAGCCATCAACAACCAGTTGCGGACGCCGGGGTGCACGGCCATATCAAGCTGTGCCTTATACCGAATCCGCAGCACACCAGCCGGCCTTGGGGACGGGAAGAACAGGAAACTTTCCCGCTGATCTTGACGAAGCTCAAACGGCCCCGGCTGGGCCACCCATGCGCCGTCCGCTTGCTGCGCCATAACTGAAACGATCTCATTGGCCTGGCCGACATCCAGCGCATGGCCTGCCGCGAAGTGAGTCGGCCAGTCCTCTTCGTAAATCGCACCGCGAATTGAAGCGCCCGTCTTCGATTCACATTGAGTTGTCACGCCGGGAATGATGATCTGTTCGATCAACGCCGGCTCCATGTCCTCTGGCTCAACCCGACACTGGAACGCAACCTGTGCCAGGGTGAGAACGGGTTCGCCGAAGTACTCGATACGGCGGGCCATGGCTTATGGCTTCGCGTCGTCATCGGTACCGGAATTACCTTCGCCGCCTTCAGCACCGTTTAACGCCGCACCCGAGGATTCAGGGGGTGAACCTGCCGTGCCAGTTTCACCAGCATTTTTTGCACCACTGGCTTTGGCCGATGCTCCCTTACCGGCTTTAGGCTTTTCGTAGGCCTCAGCAAAGCCCTTGGATTTCAGGCCCTCAGCAACCTCTTCGTCAAACCCTGCCAACTCCTCAGCCGAGTAACCGCGCCAGGCTTTCAGAAACCGCACAACAACTTTATCGCTCATCGCTTCGACCTCAGATATGCAAAGCCCCGCCGAGGCGGGGCAAAAGGATTACATGCCAGCGCCCCACTTCACGGCGACGGCGACCACGATGCACTCCACGTGACGTGGACCGAAGTCATGCTTGGCGATTACCTTGACCAGGGTCTGGTCACGCTGGAAAGCGCTGACCATGTTGCCCTCGGAGTCCTTGTACGAGGCCTCATTACTGAACGAGATCGTCAGGTCCATGTCCTCACCGATCATCATGTCGGCGAAGTTCACGAAGTAGAATTCGGTCTCGTTACCGCCGACACCGAGGTTGACCGGGATCTGGTTGCTCAGACCTACCGGATACCCCTTGAACAGGCCCTGTTCGATTTCCGGATAGGCTTTGTTGCCGTTGCCATCACGCAGCGACTGCAACCAGCGGAACACGCGCGGATGCATCAACCAACCGCAGTCTTTCATCATCACGTTGGCCGTTTCGATGCGAAGCATCATGCCGCCGGCGAACAGGTCGATTTTTTCCAGGGTGATGCCAACGGTGTCGGGAGCTGGCAACACATTGAACGCTTGTGCCCAGTAGCGCATCCCCTTGGGCAGCGTGCCCGTGCCGTCGGCGCGGATGAAGTGCAGGTCTTCCGAGAGCCCCATCGACACCGCTAGATCGTTCACGACAATGTCGTCAATGCGCGGACTGATCCCGGCGTTGGCGATCAGGTCATTCGAGATAGGCACGATTGCTGCCGCTTTTTTCGCGGAAAGCTTCGTGTCAGCGAACGTCATGCCGGTGATCGGGATATCGGTTTCGGTACCGATGTAGGTCACGATGGTGTTGCCGGTGATTCGCGGCATGGTCAAGTTGCCATTGTTCAATGGCAGACTTCGGGTACCCATCTTTCGCACAACCGACATTGGGCGCAGAGCTTCAATGATTTCGGTTGCGAAGTTTTGAGGAACCAACACACCACCGGCACCCGGCGTCACAGTGCTCAACGCCATGGCAACATCGGTGGAATAACCACCCTGCTCTGCCATTTGAGCGGCCTGATGCTGATTGCCACCGGCGGCCGCCAGCAACCGAACCATCTGAGCCATGCGCACACCTGGCGCCTCAGCTGGACCCGACCCAGAGATATGACCTGGTGGTGGACCGGTGCGACCTTGCGCCGACTCACTGACCGGTACCGCACTCGCGGCGGCCATTCGCTCAGCCTGTTCGGCTCGGCTGATTTTGTCAGTCAGCGCATTGAACTGAGCCTCCAGACTGGTGAATTGAGTCAGTTGCTCAGCCGACAGGGTTTCACCACCAGACTCAAGCTTGGCCAGAGCCTGAAGCGACTCATTGAGTTTGGCGCGTTCGCTACGCAATTGAAGTACAAGGGACATGGTGCCTCCTGGGCATTAAAAAGCCCGCACAGGGCGGGCTTCGAACGACTGCCGCGAACGCGGTCAGATCTGGGTTTGAAAATTCAGTGCAGCTGCACGGACCGAAAGCCGGCCTTGCTGGCGGTTGGCTCGGCTCACGGCCACCGAGTTGGATAAATCATCGACAGCTTGTTGCGGGCTCTGCATGCGATCGGCGAGGCCTGCCGCAATACCCGCCTGCCCTCGATACAGGCCCGCCTCAGTGGCAATGACTTGTTGCACCGAGAGCCCGCGGTAGTCGGCAATCGCATTGACGAAGAGCTGATAGCTCTCCTGCACAACGTCGTTGAGGTACTTGAGCGACTGGTCGCTCAGCGGTTCGTGGGGGCTGAGGTCATTTTTGTGAGCGCCGGCAAACACGGTGGTCACCTTGACGCCCATGCCCTCTTCCATCTTGGAACGATCCATGTGGCTGGCGATGACACCGATCGACCCGACGCCGCTGGTCTGGCTCACCACCAGCTCGCTACAGGCGGCACCGATCAGGTAGCCACCGCTGTAGGCCATGAAGTTGACGATGCCGGTGATGGGCTTCTGCTGGGCCATGGCGCGAATGTCCGCCGCCAGCTCGAAGGCGCCCACGGCAGAACCTCCGGGGCTGTCGATGTCCAACACGATGCGCTCGACCATCGGATCCGCAACAGCGTTGCTAATCTGAGCCCGTAGCGTTTCATAGCTGGTCATCGTCTCGCACATGCTCACGTGGCTGCCGCGACTGACCAGCACACCGCTGACCGGAATCACCTCAATGCCAGTGCGCGCAATTGCAGTCCGACGCTCTTCTTCGCGCTGGGCGATGCGGTCCAGGCCATCGTCCGCCCATAGACCGGCACCTGCTACGGCGCCGATGTTGACGATGTTCAAGCTCATTGCCTGGTTGGCCCAGCGAACGCCCAGGTCCAACATGTCAGGCGTCACCAACAGCGGCTGATTGAACAGCAGGCTGGAGGCTCGCAGGTAGTTTTTCATTGCGCGAGAATCCTCTCTATTTCAGCGTGCTGCAGTTCGAGCTGCGCTCGCACGTTGGGGTTGGTCAAATCAGCGGCGCCCTTGCCTGCGTCCACCATGTTCAGCGGTTGCAAGTAAATATCCCCGCCCGGTACCGGAGGCATGTTCTCCAGCCGTCGGATGTCATTGACGCTGAGCCAGCCCCACTGCCGTCCAATGGCGTAGGCCTCATAGCGACTCTTCTGGTCACCGCGCAACAGGCCGGACAGATTGAACTCAATGAAGTACTCGCGCCGGTCAGCGGGCAGCAGGAAGTCCCGCATCATTGACTGCTCGTGACGCTTCACCCAGGGCAACAGTGCAAACACCACGAACTGAATCATCAGCTGCTCAAGGGTGTTGTAGTTGGACTTTTCCAGGTCGTTGACCATGGGGAGCGGGATCTTGTATATCCGGGCGATATCGGTGCCGGTGGTTTTGAGAATCCCCAGCACCTCGGCATCCACGTTGTTCATGGAGACGGGCTTGAAGGTCATGCCCTCTTGCAACAACGCAACCTTCTTGGCGTTGTCCATGCCGCCGAACTTCTGGCCCCACTGATCGACAATCTTGTCGATACTGCTTTGATCCTTGATCGCCGGGGCTTCACGCGGGCGCTCGATCACACCGGAGACGGTCACGCCGTTGGCGAAGCTTTTGCCCGTGTATTGGCGCACCGCCTGAGCCAGACCTAGCGATTCGGCATGCACCTCAATCGGCGACAGCCCAACGTAATGGTTGGTGCTGAACCACCGCACGTGGTGGATCATCCGCATCGGCAGAGTTTCACCGCCGCTGATCCGGTAATAGGGCAGCATGTCGCCGCCTTTCAGCACCTGCACCTTGTCGTTGCACAATGGCCAGAGGGCCGCGACGTTTCCGTCGTCCCGGCGATCAATGAAGCTGTAAGCGTTGCCACGCAAGCCGGCAGCGCCTTGCGTGCACTCACGGTATTCATAAGGCGTCTGAAACCCGTTCGGCTGATACCGAAGGACGTCATACGCCGGGTGGTTGATGGCGGCTTCGCGCTGGCCCTTATCCAGTCGGCGGTACATCTCGCAAGGCAATTGCCCCATGGTCTCGGCCAGCAGCGTGACGCAGTTTTGCAGGATAGGCAGGCCCAACGCTGACTCGGGCGTGACTCTCACGCCCGTGCTGTTGCGGCCGCCACCCAGAAGACCACGCCAAAACCCGTCGCTCGTTTCTGTCAGATTTCCGCGCCCCGCGCCGAGCACGCTTGAAAAGAACATGCTCAACCTCCTGGTGGTTTGGTTTTGGCTTTCAGTGCAGCGGATGCACGATCGGCAAGGAATGACCAGGCCATCAAACCTAGGCCGGCAACAATGCAGGCAGCCGGCGTGCTGATCATTGCCACGCCGTACACCAGCAGACTGAAGCCCAGCAGCCCAGCCACCCATGACAGGATGCCCAATTTCATATACCAGCCCCTTCGTCGTAGATGGATTTGCCACTCGTCCCAGCAGCCTTGCTGCTGATTCCGACGGCCATGATGGATGCGACGATGCCGTCGATCCGGCCGGTCGCCTTGGCCTTGTCGGCCTTCCGGTTGTTGGCTGGATCGGAAACGATCACCGCGTTGCCGGCGCACCAGGTCATTACCGGGTTACCGTCGTGACGCAGGGTTTCAACTGTCTCGCTTTCGATGACCTCCCAGTCAGCGGGATCAAGATCGATCACGTCCTGCTCAGGGGCTAGGCCCAGCAGACGGCGCTCGAACTCATCGACTGCCGGCCCCATGTCCTTGTACCCCTGGCCGAACCCCACCATTTCTGGCAGCGAGATGTCGTACTCGGACATCAGCTGCAGCAGGTCTTCAATGCGCCACCGGTCATAGGCGATGCGCTCGACGTCGAAGTACGCACAGATCGTGGCCAGGCGACGCAGCACATGCAGCTTGCTGATGGCCCGGCCCGGGGTCGTTTCAAGGTGCCCATCTTTAACCCACATGGCGTAGGGCACCTTGTCGCGATCCTCGCGCCCCTGAAGGTCGTCGTCTGGGATCCAGAAGTACGGCAACAGGCGCCAGTGAGGGTCGTGCGGGGCGGGCCAGAAGATTAGAACGAACGCGGTCAAGTCCGTGGTGCTGGCTAGATCGAGCCCGCCGACGCATCGGCGGTTGCGCAGTAGCCGCATTGGCACACGCTCTTCGGCCTGCTTCCAAACACCCCAAGAAATCCACGGGGCATCGGCTTGTGTCCATTCGCAGAAGTTGAGACGACGCACCACCGACTCCTGAGCCGGTAGCCCTCGGGCCGACTGGACCTGTTCACGCAAGTACTTGCGACCGGGGATGCCATCGCTTTGCCCTTCGGCGATGTAGTCCAGCGAGGGGTTGACCTTGGGCCAGCAGGCTTCGTCCTTGAACGGGTCATCGCCTTCATCCAGCGAGCAGATGAACGCGAAAAAACTATCGTCATCTTCGATGGCCGCGCAGATCCGGACGCCCAGATCGTGGTACTGGCCGCAGACCGTCTTCTTGTCGGAGCCACTGTTGGTGATCATCACGACCATGGCTTTGCGTCGGTTCTTGGTACCAGCGCGCATCATGTTTACGGTGGAAGCGCTCTTGTGCTCGTGCAGCTCGTCGAGCAAACCAATATGCGGCCTTGGACCGGACTTGCCTTCGTCGGCACTGATGGGCCGGAAAAAGGAGTTTGTGTTCGGGTAGAACAGGTTCCAAACTTTTTCATCGCGACCAGACTGCACAAGTCGCGAGCAAAGTTTCCTCGACATGTCGACCATCGATACGGCGTCACGGAACAGGATCATGGCCTGGTCGCGCTTGGTAGCAGCCGCGTAGATTTCGGCGCGCTGTTCTCCGTCCGCCACCAACCCATAAAGGCCAATGCCGGCGACTAGGGGGCTTTTGCCCGAGCCTTTTCCTGTCTCGATGTAGCCGAGTCGGAACCGGCGATAACCGTCAACGGTCATCCAGCCGAACAAACTACCAACTACAAAGGCTTGCCATGGCGCGAGCATGAAGGGCATGCCTTCGTAGTCGCCCCCGTTGAGGCAAAGGACATCTTCGAAGAAGCCGAGGGCGCGGTCGACGCGCTCAAGATCCCAGATCAAACCACGAGACGGGCCGTGCTCAAGATCCCGAAGGTGGCGTTTGCAAGCGTTACGAACATTGGGGCCAGCGATAATTTCGCCTGCCAGGACGGCTTTGGCAAAGCCGGTAACTCGGTCGTCAGCTGAAGTACTTGTCTGCGGCGTCTCGTTGGTCATTTGGGAATAGATCACCTTGCGGTGCCGGGGCAGTTTTCAGGTTGCGCCGGGACATTGGCGACATGCCGAACTGGGCGCCGGCAGCGTTGGCACGCTTCTCCGCGTCGTTCGCGAGCTGCCGAAGGACGTGCATCTGTTGCGCACCGGTCTTGAAGGTTTGGATATCGCCACCCAATTCGTCATCGGATGCTGCATTGCGCTTGGTGATCAGCCGCTGGTAGCGCCGCCAATCGGCTACGGCCTGGCAATAGGTGGCCAGCGCCATCGAATCCAACTGTGAAACGATGCCAAGGGAGATCAGCGCGGGGACCAATTCGTCCCACTCAGCGATCGCTTCAGCGGATAAGACATCGGGCCGTGGCGGCGCGCCCACCGGTACGGCCGGCCTCGCTACCTCTGCGAGAAGATCATCACGATTTTCCCGCCCCTTGTTTCCTTGCAAAAGTTTGAGCGCCGCCGGCATTCCGGGGCGACCCGAGTTTCCATTTCCGGCCATAAATAACCCCTGCCTGGTGATACCC